AGTTCATAACAAAATTCGAGCATGGATCACCACTGGTGCTCCGCTACCCTAGCATGTCTGTCAACCGTTGTCAAGCAGGTTCCTGTGCTTCTGGCAGATGGATGACGCCACCGTTTTTATTCTCCCATGAGAATTGACCAAAACGGTTCCATACACGGCAGTGAATGAAGTAATCGGGATCAATACCACCATCAACTAGGTCAGACTCGTATGGAAAATTATTCTCAGCATACAAGATTGCCTCAGCATCAGATGGGAACTCAATGTAACAGTCATCGTCACGCTTGAGTGGTGCCAACAATAGATTATCAATCTTGCCTGTATAGTATGCTACTACATCATCCCTCTTATCTACAGGGCAATTGATCTCGTAGTAAAGCATCGCAACGGACTGCTTCTCGCAATAGATTGATACTAACTTATCAAATGTAGATACTCTAATCGGTCTCATCTGTAATTTGCGAAGTGTCTGAGGATTTGATGTTCTAATGCAAAACACTCTTCGGAAATCAAACCAAGAGCGTTAGGTTCATCTAGGTATTTAGTATGAATACGTTGAATGCCTTTGTAAATCTCTCTCATTCTAACGTCTTGCAGTGCAGATTCAATCCAGAATACACATACATGACGCTCGCCTCGTGTTACTGTATTCACACGATGTCTGATACCTGTAGGATATACAAACGCTTGTCCTGCCTTTAGTTTATATTTTAACTCCTCAGTTCCAACGTTGATGCACAACTCACCACCATCATATTCTTCAGGATCATTGATAAAAACTGTGCAACTATAATCAGTTCTGATACGTGCAGGACCCATCATCTGACCATCAACATGTTCTTTATAGAAACCACCCTCAATATATTTGGAGAAAATGTAATCGGTTGTCCGATTCATTAGGGTCGCAAGTTTAATGTCAGAGCGTTCAATTCGTGGATGCAAAATATCAGTGCATTGCCCATGATGACAATACTTTCGATAATGTTGATAGTAAGCATGGTTGGGATCTGTTCCCTCAACAACCATTTCTAGATTGTTTTTAGTGTCAGCACTTTCAACTTCTATCTTTCTATCAGTGGTATTTGCTGCCATCTTTCCTGGTGAAAATCTAGCAGATGCAAAACTGGATTGTAGTTTTTTTAGTTCTTCTGAGTCTTTTTCAAAAAGGTCAATAATATGAAAATCAAACATTCTAATTATTCAGCAGGATTGTTCACTTGATCGGTTGTGGTATCTGTCTCTCTTCCTGTAACTTCACCATAATCTTCAGATCTGTCAGCATCCTTAAGTTTGAACTGGATGTTAAACTCAAGATCTGAGTTAACTTTCTTCAGATATCTGTTGAGTTCTGCCTTGAGATCATCATAACTTCTTGCATTGTACTCTTCCTCGGACATAAACAATCCAGGGAGATTGAGGTACTTGTACACTCTCATCATCTTGAACTTCGCCTTCATTGCTGCTTGGTTCTCGAAGTGTGCATCAACAGAGAGATATTCTGTCTCCCTGTTAGGATCATTCTGTAAATAAACTTTTGGTGTGATTGGGAAATCTACATTGAATACATCATTCGCTAACCATGCAGGATCATCTGTCATGTCACGTAGATGCTGTCTATATGCACGATACAAAGCTTTGTCATCATCAGACAATGGAGAGTCTGCTAGTTGTGTCCAGTCACTATCAACTAACATACGAGTTCTCATGCCACGGAAAGAAGAGATAAGACCATTGTATTCTTGTGAGAGAATACCACTAATCCTATCTGCTTCTGCTTGAAGTCTCACGAGTCTGAGTTCTTCAAACTTCTTCATCAGTTTTTCTGACAACTCAGCAACTTGTGCCTGTGTTGGTTCAGTCCACTTATATGCAGTGAAAGAATATGTGCCAGTTCTATGACTCCATGCTTTCTTTCTTCTTTCACACATGAAATCGCCATTTCTATACACAGTTAGAAATGCCAACTCATCGTTGTCTGCCCACCAGTATTCACCAACCAGTGTCTTGACCTCTTGTAACTGCTCAGCACTTAGTTTCTCAACATTAAAGTTGAACCAGAGGTCTCCGTTTAGTGGATTAAACTGAAGTTTTACTTGTGACTCTACCATTTTATGTCGGGCAATTGATATACCATCCTGTCAAAATATATTTAGTACCTTCCAATGGTGGGTTACCACGATGCTGCCATGGGAATGCTGCTGGCCAGATAACAAGTGTACCACGCTCAGGTGTCAATCTCGTATGTTGATGTAAAAACTCTGTCTCACCACCAGTAAAATCATCATTCAAATAAATCATCCATACCAACACACGGTGTGCCATTTCATATGTGGTATTTTCTGCGTGCCACATGTGATAACCACCGCCAGGTTGTGTACGCTGCAACTTCTGATCAAAACTAATCAAACGTGCAGTGTTCTGCATACCATACTGTTTAATATAATGCAAATAACCTGCTTGTAGATACTGGTTTACTTCAGAATGAAGCACTGCATCAGCAAACTGAACCAGGATAGATTCATCCTTTCTTCCTAGCATACCAATAGGAAACTGTGTGTCCCCTGTCATAACTTCACGGCGATCACCAGGCGCTGCCTGTCTGTCCTGAGTGTAACTACCGCTAGTCATATCAGTATCCAAAGATTGATTGGACAGATCAATCAGTCTGTCACAAATAAACTTTGGAACATGATTCTTGTAGACACCAATAAACTGGTCGTACTCACCATCTACCAACTCGGGTGGTCTGATGGGAATAATTTTATCTGTTGCTTTCATACTAAACTCACTTTGTGGATATTATAGCATAGTGGTATTTATTTACCACGCTTTAATGATATATTTGACTCTAAAATACGGTTGCATGAGTGCAAGTTCTTCTGCTGCCTGCAATCTGACGCTAAGTGCAGAGTCAAACACGGACTTTGCAGCAGTGGATAGTTCAAACTGTCCAATATTACAGAATACACCACCCTGATTCACAATGTCAATAGTCTTGTTAATGACTGCGCCTCTATTGTTATCCTGAGAATAAGATGTGCCAAACTTCTGGTTGATACTACCACCTGGGTCTTGGATGTTTACTAGTCCAGAAGAACCATATGACTCATCATTGCCATATGCTGCATATTCTGTACTGTATCCCCACTGCAAAAAGTGTGAGTGATCACGTAGAGATGAACCGAACCTATCGTAAGTTAGAACACCACCTTGTGCCTCACCCATAAAACCAACAGATTTAGCAGATGCATAAGGGTTACCCTCTGCAGCAGATGTACTGCCTCGTTGTGCATATCTGATCTCGTGATAGTGAGGAGCAACAGATGGTGTAGCAAACTCTCCAACAGGACCAGCACTCCAACTTACATTACCGTAGATATATGGTTCAACAATAGCAGTTACCTGATCAAATCCATCACTAGTAAATGTACTAATGCTGAATGTATCAGTAGCAGCACCACCAATATTAGCTCCACGCCATCCAATATACTGAATACCAATCATATCAATTGCATTGGGATTGGCAGCAAGAAGGGTAGAACCCATTTCACTAGTATAACTTGAATCAACTGTTTGCTTAAGAATAATATTTACGCCGCTAGTTCTGTACTGAGTAGGAATATCAATAAAAATTTCTCTCCAGTTTGAGTAAGCATTATCATAATCTTCAGCATCACCCAAACCAGCATTTGTAAAGTCAGCTCTAGCTGGGATTAGTTCAGATTCAGTGCCATTTGGCCATCTAATATACAATCCTTCTCCACCATCATTCGGTCTTTCGCCACCATTCTCGTCATTGCCTACGATACCATAGACAAATAATGTTGTCGCATTACTAAAATCTAAATTAGAATATGTTACTTGTCTATTAAATTGAATGCTATTAAATGGTGATGTTCCTGGTGTACCAAATGCAAGATACTGAGTAGCATTCTTAATGTTATCAGTAACTTCCGATTCGCCACTTCTAAATCCAGAACATTCTGGAGATGTTGTAGTAGAAGTTTTACTTGCAAACTCACCTTCTCCATAGTTAATCAAAGCAGTGTTGCTATACGATGCTTTGGATGTCAGGAAACTTTCAGTTACACTGTAGTATACTGCTTCACCAGTCTGTCCTCCTGGTGTAATTTCAGATAATGGTGGTAACTGTCTAACAGTATTCAATACATATGTTCCGCCAGTCGATCCAGCAATATTAGGTTGTGCTGTTGTGTTACTATTTCCAGGTCCATCATCTGGAGACAAAGAAATACCGCCTGGTTGGTTACCATCAACAGAACCAGTACCCATCATCATCCTAGATCTGTAATCTGGTAGATTAAATGTAGTTGCTGTAGAACCGTATGTATCACCAATAACCTGATACAGAGCAATGTAATCAGATTTGTCTAAAGTTCTACCATCACATGGCAACCATCCTGGGAATCTAGATTCAATTTGCCAGTTATTGCCTTCTGTAGTGGGATTGGTGCTACTGCTCCATGTTCCTGGTTTAGGCACACTAATAACTGTACCAATAGAAGCACCAGTATGCTGAGTTGCTGTAGAGTATCTGTATGCCATATCAGTATTTGATTAGGTATTCTACCAGGATGTACGTAGGGACGATATCGTCCATTTTGAGTGTGTTGTCTGCAGATAATGTAACTGCAGTGGTCACATTGAAACCATCAACTTGCGTCGAAGGTATATATGACTCGGTATCTCTAGTTGGGAATGATCTTTCAATAACGTGTTGGTGAACTGCTAGTGTTTGTTCTCCAGCAATAGGTGTTACCTGTCCGATAATACCAACAGAGTTGATAGATTGTAGTTCTGGTGAAGCGTCAGAAACAGACATATCCTCTTCATAATCTTCATCATTGGCATATGCCCAGACAGGCAAGTTACTGTAGTGACCGTGTGCGAGATACGCTGTATCATTCACATTAATTTGGTCAGTAACAACACCAAGGTTTGTACCAAAGTTCTGGTTGCTAAGAAACTCCAACTCTGTTTGAGGAATTGCCATTGAACCATCATAATTAACAGTTACGCTAGTTCCTCTGTTCAATGTAAGTTCTGTTGCAATACCAACTCTAGGAATCTCATTGTTATCGTCATCCTCAACAGTTAGAGCAGTATATACACCAGAAGCACTGTTTGCTTGAACATATTTTGCTCCTAGATCTGGCAGTTGAAATGTACCACCAGACTGATTTGCTGCTACATCTTCTTCTAGTGTAACGTCTGGTTTTCTGAACTTAGAGTTTTGACCTACACCTAAAATTTGTTTTAAGTTTGGATATGCTACACCAGAAAGAATATCACCATTGCATCTCAAATAACCAGCAGGTATATAATTTTTCCAATCAGTTCCATTGGGATCATCACCATCTAGAGTTCTAGAAAAGGCAATAATAGTTCCAGGAAAGACTCCGTATTTTCCTCTTTCAAAACTGTAATTAGCTGCCATTTTAGTATGCTCTGATAATATGCAAAACGTTTAATTGAGGTGTTTGTGTATTGATACGGATGGTAGCAATACCCTCAAGAGAATCATTAACTGGTTGCATGTTGCCCCTCTGTACATTATTTAACACTAAAGTAGCAGGTAAATTCATACTACCCTTCGTAATTGAATAAAACTGTGATGGGTGATAGTGAGCATCCAAACTCTCCTGACCAGAGTTCAAGAAGTTTACATATGGGTGTGATGTATCAACAGCAGCAAATGACCATGGATCTGCAATATCACTTAGTGTATCCATGTTGTTACTGTCAACATAGTTGTAGTTGGTGCCACCATTTTGTCCAGGATTTCTTCTTGCTGCCCAACCTCCAGCATTTTGATAACTACCAGATCTAGTAATATATTCACCCTGCACAGGGCTACCATCAAAAACACCAATTCTCTGTCTTTCGTCAACAGGGTTGTTTGCTTCCATCCTGTTAAACTGAGGAGATCCACAGTCATCAGGACAAAATAGGAAGCAGTTTGCGTTACCATTATTCTGGCACGCTTCTGCCCACTGGTTTGGTGCAGAAACAACATCAAATGATCCTGTGCCTGTAGTTCCTTCACCACCACCGCCACCGTGTGAGTGAGTACCGATATGATGGTCACCAAGTGCTCTACCAGTGGTAGCTAGACCATCAAAGAATACTGGATCGTTTAAGTTTACCTCAGTGACAAATCCAAGCATATTGTTGACTGACTGGTTGAACTCTGCATACAAGTCAATCAAAGATGTTCTAACAAAGTTGGTCTGATTGGCACCATCAGTGCCCATTATATCCGTAAATTCGTTTGGAATATCATATCCACTAATACTATCATGTGATGGGTGATAGTCAGTCATACTCTTAGATTGGATGTTTGGCAGTTTAAAGTCAACATTCAATGTACCACCATATCTGTTACCAATGACTTCGTAAAGCATTGGGAATTCATCCACAGTCAACGTCTGGAAGTTACATTGTAACCAACCAGAAGGAATCTGTGAGATATCACCAGTCCAGGGGACAATCGTTCCAATCGCTGTCCCCTTTAGTGACTTTAGAAAGTTATAATTAACTGCCATCTATTATACCTCTACGAGCCTCCAACCTTGATCTGCGGATCCGATATTAGTTCCATCACCATCTGTAGCACCGATGTAGATTAGACCGAACGCTGCATTTCTTGTGTTGACGATTAGTTCACCACCACCATATGCAGTGCTCAAACCACCTAAGGTTGTGCCAGTAGCATCTCCTTGAATGCGGACACCAGATTGAGCACGGATGACCAGTTGACAATTATATGTCAAGTTGCCAGCGATGTCAACAAATCTAATCATGTCACCAGTTGCTGCAGCAGGTAGTCTTAGGACTAGGACTGTATCAGTACCAGCTGGTTTGACGATGTAGTTTGTATTAACTACAAGCTGTACTGCAGCATTATCACTGTTAGAAGGTGTATCAACGTAGACCCACTTTCTACCACCAGTCTCAGTTACCCAGTTGTTGATGTTATTGATATTTATTCCGCCACCAGTGATGTTGATGTCGTTATAAATGCTGACTTCACCGTCTCCACCAATCATGAAGTCAGGTGTACCACTGAAGTTAATACCAGTGGATCCTGCATACAATCTGAATGGACCGTCAAAGTCAATACCACCAGCAACATCTAGATCACCAGTAGACTGCGTGAGTTTCAATCTACCGTTGTTTAGTGCAGTATCTTGAGCATTTGTATTGGTTACCCAAAGGTCACCAGTGAATGCTGCAGCACCTGTTGCACTGAGTAGAGAAGCAGATGCAGTTGCAGTACCATCACCAATAATCTTGAGTTCACCATCACGGTTGATGACAAGTCTTTCAGTTCCGTTGGTATCACGCTCGATAACGAATCTGTTATCTGTAGTTGTAAGTTGAACTTGGAAGTCTGCTGTGCCAGAAACTTGGTTATCAACCAGAGTGCTGGTAAATGTACCAGATACAGTGTCAACAACCAGTCTGTTCTGACCAGTAACACCATTGTTGATAACGAATCTTTCTGGTGATGCATCAACAACGGTTACGATTCTTACAAATTCACCAGATGGGCAAGTATTACCAGCAGATAGTCTGAGGAAGTCTTGAGGACTGAACGATCCACCAAACTCACCAAGTTGAATGGTGGTTGCACTAGAATTGAGTGTAGGATCAGATGGTCCAGACTCACCTTCACGGATGAATGTTGCATCCTGAGTGAAGATTAGTTTTGCAACTGGTGCGTTGTCAGAGTGAGCAGCAGCAGTTGTACATGCAATACCACGCTCAACAACAACAGTTCTGTTTGCCTCACTAGGAGGATTCTGAACTCTAAGGATTTCATTATCAATTAGGAGAAGATCACCAACAGTTAGGTTATTAACGTTGTTGAGTGGTAGAGTTGTGGCAGTGCTGGTCATTGGAGTACCAGGGTTGCCAGTATCAACCTTAGCAGAATCTAAGACAACACGAGCATCAGTTGGAGTTCCAGTAATAGTGATTGGAGTTGTGCTTGCAGCAGTTCCAACCAACTGGAATGTCTGACCAGTAGAGTTGTAAACATAGTATAGAGTGTTTGTAGCAACACCTGTTAGTCCAGTTGTATCTGTGAAGACGACGATGTTACCATTGACTAGGTAGTTCGAAGGTCCAAGGACATTATCACAAACCAGTGTGTTGTTAGAAACTGCAACACTGGTGAATCTCAGGGAGTCACAGTATCTTTCGATGTATGCATAGTGGTCAACGTTGAGACTATTGAGATCACCGATGTTGTGGTCAATAGCACCAGTTCCAAGAACACCTCTTGTTACTGTAACAGCACCGCTGTTGTTACCACCTTGCTGGGTTACATCACCCTCTAAGAGAGTATCGCCCTTAACATTAAGTGCGTTATTGATGGTTGTTTGACCAGCAATTGCACCAAAGTTTAGAGTGACAGCTCTGGTAAATGCGTTGACTTCAGCAGCTGCACCATTTCTGGTGAATAGATCAATGTTTCTAGCGTTAGATTGTAGTTCGACTAATACATCTTCGTTGTTAAGGATGCTAGTTAAACCGTTGTTGATCTCAAGGATCGAAGACTCAAGAATTGTCTGGAAGTTCTTGACAGTCAGTCTAGACTCAGCAGCATTTGCTCTTGCACCACCAATAGTGATTAGAGATCTGAAGGTGTTGGTAGTGTTAGGAACAGTACCAATGTTGATCTCAGAATCTTGAGATGCAGTATGAAGATCGAATCTAGTTGGACCTAAGAGGAAAGTACCAATGTTAACAGTTTGACTGTTGCTTACAGATCCTACAGCAGCAAATGTCTTACCAATATTAATTGTCTGAGCATTTACTGGTTCTCTGAAGAGATTGACAGTCTCTGCACCTCTGGCAACATTAAGTGTAGTTGTGACACTTTCGTCGATGAAGTTGAACGTTGAGGAATCAGTGGTAAGATCTCCACCATTGATTTCCATGTCAGTCTCAACACGAAGGTTGCCACTGATAAATCCGTTGCCATCAACTGCCAGTGCCTGGTTGTACAGACCGCTGTTAGAGTTACCGTTGAGTTGATTGTTGGTTACGTTAATACCAAGTCTACCACCATTGGTAGTAGAAACTCTCAACGTTGCCTCGTTATCTGGTGTGCCACTGTCGCCACCAACCAAGAATGCATTGTTTTGTGCAACTTCAGTTCTGTTAGCAAACAATGCATTGTCTAGATACTCAGACTGAGTGATTGTCTTACCACTGATAAATGCAGTACCAACAACATCGAGGTTTGCACGAGCATCAGTTCCTGCATCAACGAAAGCAAATTCGTATGCAGTGTGTGAAGAACGAGCAACAGTGTTAACACCAAGTTTGTAATCACCAATCTGCTCAGTGGTTGTTCTTAGTGCTTCTGCTCCAATAACACCAACTTCCTTCCAAGTGGAGTCAGAGAACTCCATAGTAGGAGGAACACTTGCATTGTTATTTGCAAGGATAGTAGCATTGATTAGAGTGGACCAAGATGGGTTAGAATCAGTTGTAGGAGTATTGCTTACATCGTTATAGACGACACTTGCAACACTTTCAGGAAGTTGAATGTATAGGTATGACTTGCTGAGGGCAAATGCATCAGTTGCAGGAGATACAATCTGGAAGATACCATCAATAACAACCGATGGGAAGAAGTTAGAGATTCTAATGCTAGAAGTCTCATTGATACCAAGTAGTTCGTTCGTTTGCTGAACACCATTTACTTGTGCCCAGTTGATCTTCAGATAAATGCCTTGGAATACCAAAGAATTGATCTTATCATCAGCAATATTGGTGTAGTAGTTAGCAAAGATCCAACCAAGAGATCCAGAACGCTGGACAGACTCGCCCTTGAGCAAGATGTCACCACCTACAGGTAGTTGTCCATTAGGACTCTGACCGTAGAATGCACGCTGTGAGGAATCAAGTGCAGTTCCTGAAGCAACTACACCATAAACACCAGTCTGATTAGGTGTTACGTTAGATGGTTCCAGTCCTACTGTATGTGTCTGGAACTTGTAGTTTTGACCGTTTCCACGAGAGTTGAACTGGAATACAGCAGCCTTTACATAGTTCTTACCAAGGAATACATCTCCAGATTCTCTTGGGTTGAAGAAACTTCTATCAAGGTTAGGATCATTTGGCGTACCGTCTGGGTTGTTGTTCTGTACACGAGATCTGATGATGATTGGTCCATCCTGCAGGGATAGATCATCATTAGCGACGTTGACCAGAATAGGAGAGTTGAATTGACTGACCTTTTCACCATCTCCACCATTAACTGTGATGTTCTGGTTGAATGTAACAGGAACATCGAAGGTGGTGACGAGAGAACCGATATCATCATCCTCATCGTCAGAGTCAAGTAATGCTGCTCTTTCGAGGAATTCTTCCTCACCAGTAATAGCATTAATCTTACGGTTACCAATGTATAGTTCACCGTTAGAGTTAATACCAGTGTAGAAGACAATACCAGCATCTTGCTTCTTAGACTGTGCGTAGAAGTCTTGAGTGTCGGTAAGGACAATCTCCTGTCTAGCAGGTAGACCAGTGGAGTAGTTACCAGGACCGAAACCAAGGTATTCAAACGTGTGGTTACCAGCACGAGCAATAGATGGTCTACGAAGTTCGACGTAGAATCTCTGCTGTGATGCAGTGCGGTTATCACCAGATAGAGGAATGATTCTATCTTCAGCACCAGCAGATGCGTTACCTTCTTGTGCCTTAACTACATTAGTACCAGTGTATGTGTTGTCGATAAACGCTGGAGTCTGTGTAAGATCAGCGATCATCTCTCTAGTTACAGAGGACTTAGAGTCGTTGGTTCTTACTAGACCATGAACATAGTTGTCAGCAGCACAGAATGTTGCTGGTGGGTCAATTAGAGTTTGTGCAAGTGCTTTCTCTTCTGTTGTAGTACCGTTGTACTGGAACCAGAATGGATCGTTCTTGTAGTTGAGAGGATATAGGAAGGAAACAGGTTGAGAGAACTTGAAGTTTCTGAAGTTTCCACCATTTCCTGCACCAAGTGGTAGAGGAGAAATGTTACCACGTAGAAGTGTGAGGTAGTAAACACCATCCTGCTGACCAGGAATTCTACGCTGTAGTTCATCAATATCGAAGATGTAGAAGGTATCATCAATCTCACCAAGATCTTCAACACTATCAATATAGTATTGGTTGGTAGATCCATCCTCTTGGATGATATCACCAGGAGTCATCTGATAAACAGGTGCGCGTAATTGACGATAATAATACTCAGGATAATTTTTTTCAATTAGACGCTTGAGTGGTAGCGATTTGCCTGCGTCAGGATCATCTAGAACTTCAGCAAAGATACTTCCCTGCGTGATGGTAGTGCTGGTGTATTGATCCCAGATTAGGTTGCTATCGATGCCAGGACCCTTGAGGATCAAGTAATGCTCATTGTTGACTTCGAAGTATGCTTGTACCCACGCTGCACCAGAACTGTAACCAGACCATGTAACAGCAGAATTTGCAGATCTACCAGAAGAATCAGCAACAAATAGTCCACCCTGAGGAGCACCAATCTTAACTGTTCTGAATACTTCATTGCTGAGAGATGGTACAGTTTGATCTGGTTGTGGATCGAAGACTACCATTTCTAGGTAATCATCGCCATCAATGTCTACAAATTTAGCAGACTGAATAGTGAAAGTAACCTTACCAGATTGAGTTGTAACCTTTCTAGGTGCTCTGTATGGATCATATGCATTCGAGTCATCGTTGAGTGCAGCGATGATTTGTGCATTTGTCCAACCAATTCTTTCGCCAGCATTTGCTGTGTTCTCGAAGAATGCGTCTGTCTTTGTAGTACCAGGAGCAGGTTTCAGTAGGATCTTCTGTGGTCTTAACTTACGGAGACCGTCAGTCCTTGTCTTAAGAACGAATCCATTGATAGGATCTCTTGCTGCCTCATTGTAACTTGGGATAGTATAACGTACACGATATACTCTATCCTTCGCTTCTCTAGAGTCAACTTGACGGAAGTAGTAAGAGTCATCAGTCTTAGGTGGAGGAGACTGTAGATAATCACTCTGCTGGAATCTCCAAAGGACGCTATCATCTCTTACTGTCTGTGAATTTGCACTACTAGAGGTATCCTTGACCTTAATATACCATCTACCAGTGTCACTATTTGTATATGCAAATCCTCTTGGGTCGAATGCAAGTGGAGTTGCTCTCTTAGAGGAGTATACAACAAATTCTTCAGTCTGACCCTGAACAAAGTTGACTCTCTGAGTATCAGAGATTGCATTTGCTAGCGTCTTGTAGATAGCAAATACTTTGTTGGGGAAGTTTGTACTGGTGATGTATCTTACATAGAATGGGAACTCTGGGTTCAGTCTTCCAGCATTATCAGCAACACCAGCAGTGGAGTCATTGTTATTAGCAGCTGCATTATCAGTATTGAACTGTGCAGAAAGTAGTGGTAGTTGGTTACCTTCAGTTGGTCTGAAGAATACACGCTGAGGTTCTACGTTTTGCTCAGGAACGTCAAAGATATGTGCAACGTTAGACTTGATAGCACCATTGATGTTGCTGTCAAGAACTACCTTGTACTGGTGTAGATCATACTTCTCATCAAGTACGAACTGGTAAACATCGATTTCAACATCTGGATCAATTGCATCAGATTCAGATGAGAAGATGTATAGACCTGCAGCAGCATTCTCTTTGCTTTCTGCGAGCATCAGTTTGTTCTGACTGCTTGCAGTACCATCAAAGTTTGTATCCTGTCTGTAATCAGCAGGTTGTGTCTCTCTACCAGGAGCGATTACATAATACTTTCTGTTAGTTTCAAATCCGTTAGGTAGTCTAACAAGTCTCTTGTCAACATCAACATACTTGCCAGTGTCAACATCAAAGCGAGGACGTGGTACAAGTCTGACTGCTGTTCCAGTTTCAAACTGGTGAGGATCACCACTACCAGCACCTGTAATATCAATGGTCCAGATAGTTGCACGTTGTGCAAAGTCAGATGCCTCTACAGGTGGTTCTACTCTAGGTACAGAGTTTAGACCATTGTTGATGATAAAGATGATGTTATCGACTAGTGTGTCGATTGCAGATGCAACAGTAGCACACTCAGGATATCCTGCGTTAGATGTTAGAACACTAGAGTCAGTGCTTGGTTCAGTGTCTGCCCACTGTCCCTGAGACAGGGTGAAGTATAGTGTTGCATTACTGTTACCAACACCACTTACATTTACTTCCTCACCATTACCTAGTCTGCTATTTGCAACACCAAGTTGAATTGTTGTAGATCCTAGGATATTCTTGATGTATACACCATCAGCAGCGATGTTGCTAGAGACTGGAGTAGATCCACCAATCAACTGTCCATTGGTATCAAATGCAGCAGGTAGATATTCCTGAACCAACATACCGATCGCTAGACCCTCTGTTGTTGGAACAGTAACAGTAGAAGATCCTGCAGTCAAACCACAACCATTCATTTGGGTCGTGTGATTTCTCATTGCAGAAATTGCAAGAGTCTTCACATATGCCCATGCATCGAGAGTTTCATTCTTCTCATTATCGATGTAGGTTAGGTTGTTACCGACGTAGTATGCTTCACCTGCCTGTACAGAGTTGATGTTACCACCAAACTTGAGGTCGTTTGCAACAGCATCAACGATGTATCCAACGTCTCTGTAACACTTGGATGCTTGTGCGTTTACAATGAAGTCACCTTCATTAACTGTTGGTAGTCCAGTTAGAGAACCAGCTTCGATAGCATCAATAATGATGTCAGATAGAGTTTCAATCGAAGTTCTTACGTTTGCACAATCCCAATCACCATTGTCAATAGCAGGAAGTGCGTTTAGAGTTCCAGCAGCAAGGTTGTCGGTAAAGATCTCGATTAAAGTATCGATTGTAGCACGTACATCAGCACAAGATGCTGGATCAGTGTTAGAACCAGTTGCAGGATCAGCAGTGATTGTTAGATCTTGGTTGGTAAGACCATTGGTTACTGCAAGATCCATCTGTGCCTGAACTTCATTCAGTGCAGTAATCGTCTCAGTAACTTCACCAGCAACACCATTGCTTAGGAGAGAGTTGCCATCGAAATACTCAATGACGTTAGCAACAGTATACTCGTTACCACCAAACCATAGATCTTGTGCGATGCCATCAATGATGATACCAAGGTCTCTACGGCACTTAGTATCACTACCACCAGGGAATACAAATGTAGGATGATTAGTAGCAATTGCTTGAATTGCAGAGTCAATGATGTCAGACTTGTTAGCAACAATCAGATTGCGAGCATCCTTGTAACGACCAGCAGGATCTAGTTGGTTTGCTGGGTCAACAGTGATTGTGTTGTCAGTGATGAGCAGCAAGTTAGCAATTGCTTTCTTGCAAAGATCACGAGCTCTACGGAATGCAAAGATAGCAAACTCTTCTTCACCTACTAGACCATTTGCTAGTGGTGTGCCATCAGGATTGAAGTAGAATTTAGTTGCATTGATGATGTTAGCATTGCCACCATCTCTAAGGTCTTCTGCAATAGCATCGACAATATAACCGATGTCACGCTTACACTTAGCTTCATCATTTCCTGCCAAGAACTGTGCATTGTTCTGACCTGCAGGACCATACGTTGTATACATTACATCGTATGCTTCATTAACAATGTCACTGCGGTTAGCAAGAATCAAATTGCTAGCATCCTGATATCTGTTAGCAGAAGGATCTAGACCAGGATTGACATAAGAAATCTGCTGAAGTGCTGGGTACTTGTCAATAACATAACCAAAGACTTCTTCCTGAATGAATACTTTATTAGCAGTAATCAGGTTAGCAGCATCTTGTCTTAGGTGGAAGTCAGATGGAGCACCAGTAGGAGCAGCAGATGGACTGAGGATAGAAGGTTTAGCAAGGAACTTCTTATATCCAGAGACTGCTAGTTCACCCCAATATACACCATCATCAGTCTGACTTACAGTGTCAGAAACAGTGGTGTAGATCTTTTCATTCTGTCTAGCGCCAAGTCTGTATCCTTCAATAGATGCAGCAGGACGCTGTGCAGGATCAAGTGCATCGTCCTGAGAATCAAGGTAGATTCTGCTATGGTTTAGAGTTCTTACACCAGAGATAGGAAGTTGCTGTACACCCTCAACACCGTTGATCGATGCAGGTACGTTGAAAGGATAGTAGTTGAACTTCTCGTCAGTGGTCTCAATGACTTTAGGTGGAATGATCGCGTCAATATAACCACCCTTGTCACTGTTAAAGGAGAATCCTTTATGACCAATAGCGTGTAGAGATGTGTTACCGAAGTTAGAGTTGGAGTTGGTGATCGACATGTCACCACCACTTTCCATCAGGAAGT